TGGTATCCAGAATGGTATCTACCGAGATGTAGAGATTGAGACTGCTGACACCGATACCGACATTGAAGCTGACAAAGAACTTACATCTTTTGACGAAGATAAGGTTCGTTTGACTAAGTACTACGGTTTAATCCCACGTCACCTCTTTAACGCTGCTGTTATGGAAGAGGACGAAGAGGATGAGTTGTCTAAGTCGGTCAAACCAGAGAAAGAAGAGGCTGAAGAAGAAGAAGGTTACGTTGAGGTGATTATTGTTATCGCCAACGGTGGTACGTTACTCAAGATTGAAGAAAACCCCTACATGATGCAAGACCGTCCTGTAGTTGCTTTCCCTTGGGACGTTGTACCTTCACGTTTCTGGGGTCGTGGCATCTGTGAGAAGGGCTACAACAGTCAAAAGGCTCTAGACGCTGAGTTGCGTGCCCGTATTGACGCTTTGGCGCTAACAGTCCACCCAATGATGGCTATGGATGCCTCTCGTATGCCTCGTGGTTCTAAGTTGGAGATTCGTCCCGGCAAGACCATCCTGACAAACGGTAACCCATCAGAAATCCTACAACCCTTCAAGTTTGGTAACCTCGACCAAGTAACTTTCGCTCAGGCGGGTGAGTTGCAAAAGATGGTTCAGATGGCTACAGGCGCTATTGACGCTGCTGGTATCCCCGGCACTATCAATGGTGATGCTGCCGCTGGTGCTGTATCAATGTCAATGGGAGCGATTATCAAGCGCCACAAGCGTACCTTGATTAACTTCCAAGAGAGTTTCCTCATCCCCATGATTGAGAAGACAGCTTGGCGTTACATGCAGTTTGACCCAGAACACTACCCTGTATCAGATTACAAGTTTGTGCCATCTTCCTCTTTGGGTGTTATCGCCCGTGAGTACGAGGTTACCCAACTTGTTCAACTGCTACAAACGCTTGGTCAAGATAGTCCAATGTACCCAATGCTTGTTACAGCCGTTGTGGATAACATGGGCCTGTCCAACCGTGAAGAGATTATCGCTCAAATGGCTGAGGTTTCCAAACCTGACCCAGCAGCGCAACAAGCTCAACAACAACAGCAACAACTGCAAACAGCGCTGGCTGAGGCTCAACTACAACTGGTACAAGCGCAGGCTGCTGAAGCCCAGATGCGTGCCCAGAAGTACTCTGTTGAGGCCCAACTGGAACCACAAGTTGTTCAGGCGAAGTTGGCAGCAGCTTTGGCTACCAACCTAGACTCAGGTGGTGCGGATGAAGCTGCCTTTGCTCAACGGGCTAAGATGGCTGAGTTGCTGCTGAAAGAAAAAGACATTGACAGCAACGAACGAATTGCGATGCTACAAATGCAAAAAAGTCAACAAAACACTTGACAAATTTATAAAAGTGTGGTATAATTGCAACATCTCTCCAACATGAAAGGAAAAAGAGATGGATGCAGAATTATCACAATATTACGAAACTTTACTAGACTTGTTCGCATCGGACGGGTGGAAGCAATACATCGAAGACATCTCAGATAACAAAGAGGTACTCGAAGATATTTCAACCATCAATAATGAGCAACAACTCTGGTTTAGACGTGGACAGCTCGAAACAGTTCAGCGTGTTCTGGCTTACGAATCATCAATTAAAAACAGCTACGATGATTTTGTAAAGGATTCAGAAGATGACTAAGCGGATTTACGAGTTTATCTGCGCCGACGACCACCTCACAGAGGCTTACATTGATTCGGAATTACGAACAACCAAATGTAAGGTGTGCGGTAACCCTGCTATTCGTATCGTTAGCAAACCTATGGTCAAACTTGAGGGCGTGACCGGAGACTTTCCCGGAGCAGCAATGCAGTGGGAACGGAAGCGAAACGAGAAGATTAAAGCAGAACAAAAGAGTGCCGCTAAGGATTAACCTAAGCATAAGCACATAATTATATTCCACAATGCTTATTTAGCACGGAGAAGTTGATGGCAACATTTATTGACGAAGGTTTTGAAGAACCTCAAGACGACGAAGAGTATTCATCTATTGAAGATGACGCACAGGAAACCCCTGAAGAGGAGCCTGAAGCGGAAGATACGGAAGACGACATTCCTGATAAGTATAAGAACAAGTCTGTTAAAGATATTGTTCGTATGCACCAAGAGGCCGAGCGAGCCATCGGCAAACAAGGAAGTGAAGTTGGAGAACTTCGGCGTATTGTAGACGATTTTGTAAAGACCCAAACCGTCACACAACAACAAGCCCCAGTCGAGGAAGAGGTAGACTTTTTTACTGACCCCGAAAAAGCAATGGCTAATGCTATTTCTAAGTCTCCAGAGGTGTTGGAGGCAAGGCAACTTGCAGCTAACCTAAAGAGGCAAGAGGCATTAACAACACTTAAAGCTGAACACCCTGACCTAAACGAAATCGTCCAAGACGCTAACTTCGTTGAGTGGATAGGGAAGAGCAAAGTACGCCAAGAGCTATACACCCGCGCAGATAAAAGTTATGACTACGATGCAGCGAACGAGTTGCTCACTACTTGGAAAGAACGACAACAGGTAGTACAACAGTCTAAGCAAGTAGAGAAAACTGAGCGCAAACAGGCTATTAAGGCAGCGTCTATGGGTTCATCCAAAGGCTCTGGCGAACCAGCTAGTAAGAAAACATACCGCAGAGCCGACATCATCGAACTCATGCGAACAAACCCCGACCGTTATCAACAGCTATCTGATGAAATCATGAAAGCATATGCTGAAGGTAGGGTCAAATAATCATTTTGAAAGATAATTTATATGGCACTCGGAACTAATCACGTCACCAACACTACTGGTGCAACGTTTATCCCTGAATTGTGGTCTGATGAAATCATCGCAGCCTACAAGCAAAACCTCGTTATGGCAAACCTCGTCTCTAAAATGTCCTTCAAGGGCAAAAAGGGCGACACTTTGCACATCCCTAAGCCTACTCGCGGCGCTGCTGCACTGAAGGCTGCTTCTACTCAAGTTACCCTGCAAGCTGCCACTGAGTCTGAGATTCAAGTGTTGGTTAACAAGCACTACGAGTACAGCCGTTTGATCGAAGACATCACCGAGACTCAAGCTCTGGCCTCCCTGCGTAAGTTCTACACGGGCGACGCTGGTTACGCTTTGGCTAAACAAGTGGATACCGACCTGATTCTGTTGGGTCGTGACGCTGCTGGTGGTGACGGTTCTGCTGACTACGATGGCGCTGTTTTGGCTGGTGATGGCTCTACAGCTTACGTTGATGGCACTAACGTTGGTAACGCAATTACTGACGCTGGTATCCGTCGTGTTATCCAAACTTTGGACGACGCAGACGTACCTATGGACGGTCGTTGCTTGGTATTGCCACCTTCAGCTCGTAACACCATGATGGGTCTGGCTCGTTTCACCGAGCAAGCCTTTACTGGCGAAGTGGGCGGCGGCAACACCATCCGTAACGGCGAAATCGGTAACGTGTACGGTGTTAAGGTTTACGTGACCACCAACTGTGACACTGCTACTACCGCTACTACCCGTATCGGCATGATGTTCCACAAAGATGCTTTCGTGTTGGCCGAGCAGATGGGCGTTCGCTCACAGACTCAGTACAAGCAAGAGTACTTGGGTACATTGTTCACCTCTGACATGCTGTACGGCGTGAAAGAGTTGCGTGACGAGGCTGCTGTCTCTATCGCATTGGCAGCCTAATTAGGCTAGGGGAGGCTTCATAAGAGGTCTCCCTCTTTTGTTAAAGGGTTTTTGTTAGAACCTTTCAACAAGGGAATAAGGAATTAACATGGCAATATATCGTGGGATTGGCGGTGCTGGTGACAGTACTACTGACGCTACCGTAACTGCTGTAACTGAGCAAGCGGTTAATGCAGCCTCTTCAGCTACGTCAGCGGCTTCTAGTGCTTCTACTGCTACTACCAAAGCTGCTGCTGCTTCTGCTAGTGCCTCTAGTGCTTCTACCAGTGCTTCTAACGCAGCTTCAAGTGCCTCAGCAGCTAGTGTCAGTGAGAGTAACGCTTCCGCTAGTGAGGTAGCCGCCTTAGCTTCAGAGGTTGCCGCAGGAGCCTCAGAAACAGCCGCTGCTGCATCCGAAACTGCTGCTGCTACCTCAGAGACTAACGCAGCCACCAGCGCCTCTAACGCCTCTTCTAGCGCGTCTGCGGCCTCCTCTAGTGCTACGGCAGCAGGGGACGCTCAAACAGCGGCAGAGGCAGCTCAAGTAGCTGCTGAACTTGCACTGGACAGCTTTGATGATGTATACCTAGGCGCTAAGGCTGTTGAGCCTACACTGGACAACGATGGTAACGCACTTTTAGAGGGTGCTCTTTACTACGACACGGTGTTAGAGGGTTTACGTGTTTACAAGGGTGCTGTTTGGGCTACACTGGCTGACAGTGGTGCTGGTGTGTTATTGGCTTCGGCTAACCTGTCAGATTTGTTAGACGCAGCTACGGCTCGTACCAACCTAGGTTTGGGTACAGCGGCTACGACAGCTTCCACTGCTTACGCTACGGCGGCTCAAGGGGTGTTAGCGGATTCAGCAGTACAACCAGCAGATATTACAGGGTGGGCTAGTGAGACTTACGTGGATACGGCAGTTTCAAACCTTGTAGACGCAGCCCCTGTTACACTTGATACGTTGAATGAGTTGGCAGCTGCACTAGGTGACGACGCTAACTTCTCTACTACTGTTACCACTGCCATTGGCACTAAGTGGACGCAGGATAACACAAAGATTACCAACTGGGATACTGCTTTTGGTTGGGGTGACCACGGTGCTGAGGGTTATGCGACATACCCAACCCAGACAGGCAATAGTGGTAAATATCTGACAACTGATGGCTCTGCCACTTCTTGGGCCACTGTTGACGCATTACCTGACCAAACAAGTAATAGCGGTAAGTATTTGACTACGGATGGTAGCGTAGCATCTTGGGAACTCATTGTTGCACTCCCAGACCAGACGGGCAACGCAGGTAAATTTTTAACAACGGATGGAACTAATGCTTCATGGACTACGACCATTGATGGAGGAACATTTTAATGGCTAATACGATTATTATCAAGAACAGCACTACAAGCGGTGTCGTTCCGGGTACAGGTGATGTAGATGTAGGCGAACTTGCGCTAAACGTCGAAGATAGAAAGATGTACACAAAGAACAGCGGTGGCACTGTTGTTCAAGTGGGTGGTGGTGCTACAGGCGCTGGCACTGATGACATCTTTTATGAGAATGGTCAAAACGTAACTAGCAATTACACCATCACAAGTGGTAAAAACGCTATGAGTACTGGCCCAATTA